TACCAGGTATATGAGAGCTCAACTGCATTCGTTTTGCCCCTTACAATAGCACAAACTACAGGAGTAGTAATTGAAGAGGGTAGGCTTGTAGTCAGTGGTCCTGCAGGTACATCAATATATGACTAACTATGGCTTGGTACGAAAGACTATTTAACAGCAAACCAAAAGGCCCCGAAATGGTGGAGGGCTATCAATCATTTAGCACCCCATTCCTACCGGTAGGGAGAGGCAACTTGACACTCCCATACATCAATGGCAGATACGTTCAGGAGTCATGGGTTAGATTTGGTGAGGGCAACCTTTATCCTGAAATGCTAAACCAAATGTACTACAGCTCGCCATTACATGGTGCAATTGTGGACTTTAAGACAAATGCTGTGATTGGTGGAGGGTTTAACCTTACCACTGACAAGCTAACACCACAGGAGAAGCTAGAGATGTTTAGCTTTGAAAAGAAAGCGAACCTTAAGCACACCGTTAAGGCAGTAACTAAGCAGTTAATCATCCACAATCGTGTGTACTTCAAGCTATATTTTGGTGAAAAAAAGAAACTTATCAAGATTGAGAATGTAAGTCCTGAGAAAGTAAGGGTATCACCATGTAAAAGATACTACTATTTATCAGATGATTGGTCGACCAGGATAGATACTGAGGTAATTAAGCCTTATCATATCACCTGTACGGATGAAATTCAGCTATATTGTTATGAGGTCAAGTCAGTTGGTCAGGACTACTATCCAATACCAACATATAGTTCCTGTCTAAATTTTGCGTTTCTCTCGGGCGAACTGTCGTACTTCGCAAAAAGTAACATTCAAAATAGTGTGTTCCCATCCTTTGCTATGATGTTCCCTAAACGACCACAGTCTGAGGAGGAAAAACACATGATCAAGGAAACCATTGACAGGTTGAAAGGTGCAGCCAATGCAGGTAAAGCTGTGGCATTCTTTGCTAACAGTGCGGACCAACTTCCAAAGATTGAAAGCCTACCTACCAACGGCAATGACAAGCTATTTCATGAGGCTTCTGCATTGAACACTGAGCAGATTTGTTTCTCACATACCATTGACCCTATCTTGATGGGGGTACGTACCACAGGTAGCCTAGGCAGTGGCTCTGATATCAAGCAGGCCTATGTGATATTTGAGAAAAATGTAGTGATGGAACTACGTCAACAAGTAGTGACTATCTTCCAAGAGATACTGACTATTGCACGCATCCCTGCTGAGTTTACTATCAATAACTTTCAAATCATTGGTGATGCTATTGTTGAGGTAGATGAAGAAACAGCAAAAGTTAAGGATGCATTAAACAACTTGAGTGATGCACTACTTGGTAAAGTACTTGAGAAAATGACTACCAATGAGATACGGGCTCTAGCCTCACTACCTCCAATTGATGAACCTACAAACCCTGCTCAGTAATGTTATATTTTATCACTGAAACCTACCTAAAAACTAACACACCCATCACAGCCAATGTGGATGTGACTGATGTTACCCCATACATTGCTACACAATCAGCACTAAGGATACAACCTATCCTGGGCACCACGTTCTACAATCACATGTTGACAGCTTACAACAATCAAACTCTTACACCAGATGAAATAGATCTAGTTGAGTTCATTCAGCCGGTCATTGCTTGGAGATCTGCAGAGGATGCAGTGTTTGGGTTGACATATCAGTTAAAAAACAAGGGATTGCAAACTCAAAACGGAGATTATTCTGCAAGCGTATCCCGTTCAGAGGTAGCCTTTGGCATGGAGCACTATGCACAGAAAGCTTCATTCTTTGAGCAACGTCTTATTAGATGGCTCCTAGCTAACCGCAACCTGTTCCCTATCTTTATCAGTACCACTAACATGGACACTGACCTTAGACCAATGTTCAACCATTGCTCTTGCATCAATCAATATCAAACTACCTGCACAGGGATGTGTGGTAACTTCCTTGAGAACGGATACAATAACAGCATCCTAATCTTGTAATGAAGTCACAGCTCACCATACTACTAGCTACTATGCAGGCCAATTGGTTTAAGTTGTTAGCTGTTATCAGTACGTTTCTCATGCCAATCTCAGGGCTATTGTTCCTAGTTGGGTTTGTCATTCTATTGGATACCATTACAGGAGTATGGAAGAGCATCAAACACAAGGTGCCAATCACAAGCAGGGGCTTATCTGCTATAATTAGCAAGATGTTGCTGTATGAAGTTACTGTGATAATGTTCTACATGATAGACCAATTCATACTAAATAAAATAATCCTGCAGTTTTTTTCAGTGGAGCTCATGCTTACTAAGGTGCTATCTCTTATCCTGGTATCAATCGAGGTAATGAGCATAAATGAAAATTACAAAGCAGTGAAAGGATTGGACTTGTGGCAGGCAATGAAGAACTTGTTTGCTAGAGCTAAGGATATTAAAAAAGAGGTCGATGAAATTAGACACAACCAAGATATTACAGGAACGCCTATCTAATGCACAGTACTTCCATGAGGAGGCTCCTAAGACACAAATTTATCTACACCACACCGCAGGCAATGGTAACCCTGTAGCTGTATCACGTTGGTGGAATAGTAACGGAGATAGGATAGCTACCGCATTTGTGGTAGGTGAGAAAGGTACAATTGTTCAGTGCTTTTCATCTAAGCATTGGGCCTATCACCTAGGCATAGATAGTCAAGACTTTTCTGCTCATGGCCTCAAGTATCAAAACCTAAACAAGCTATCTGTTGGTATTGAGATATGCAATTGGGGTCCATTGAAGCTCAAGGATGGCAAGTACTATAATTATGTCAAAGGTGTAGTGGACCCATCAATGGTAACCACATTAGATACACCCTACAAGGGTAACAAGTATTGGTACAAATATACGGATGAGCAGATAGAAAGCACTCGCCAATTGGTGGAGTACCTGTGTGATACCTATGATATTCCCAAGGCATACCGGGCTGAGATATTTGCCATTGATAAAGAGGCATTCAAAGGTACTGCAGGGATCTACACGCATAACTCAGTACGCAAAGACAAGGCAGATATATACCCATGTCCTAGAATGATTAAGATGTTACAAAGCCTATGAGATATTTGATACCTATACTCATCCTGTTATCCTGCTCCGCTCCTAAGCGTGCTCAATGGCACTACAAGAAAGCACTTAAGAATGGATTGCAAGTAGTCCAGGATAGTGACACCATCCGCATCACTACCATTGACTCATTCCCAATAGTACACAATGACACTATCTTTTGGGAAAAGTTTATTGCGTATCGCGATACGGTAATAAAGTTTAACAATGTGTATGTGCCAAAGACTAGATGGCAAACAAGGATAGAGTACAGGTACAAAACCAAAGTTGAAAGGATACGAGGTAAGACTATCTACAAAACTGCTCAAGCTAAAGAGGTAGTCAAGTATAAAATACTATGGTGGCCTGTTATTGTTGCGTTTATTCTAGGTATATTGCTCCGTTTTTTAATCCAAAAGGGGCTACTTGACAGGATTGCCCTGCTGTTTAAGCTATGAGAAAACGACTTTTTTATGACATTGAAACCTCTTTCAATGTCGGAGTATTCTGGAGAACAGGATACAACCTAACAATTAACCCCGGGGATATCATCCATGAACGTGCTATCATCTGCATCTGCTACAAATGGGAGGGTGAAGAGGAGATTCACAGCCTAACATGGTCCAAAAGTCAGAGTGATAAGAAAATGATTGAGGCATTTGTCAAAGTACTTCATGAAGCGGATGAGATTGTGGCACATAACGGTGATAGGTTTGACCTCAAGTGGATACGTACAAGAGCTTTATTTCATGGCATTGGTGTTATGCCATCCCCTAAGACCATAGACACGCTTAAATGGGCTAAAAGGTACTTCAATTTTAACAGCAACAAGCTTGACTACATTGCTAAGCTACTCAAGGTAGGTGCCAAGATGGAAACAGGTGGCCTTGACCTGTGGAAAGATATAGTTTTTCGCAAGGATCAGGATGCATTAGATAAGATGGTAGAGTATTGCAAGATGGATGTGCAGGTATTAGAGTCAGTATTTGAGAAACTCAACAGCTATGCCTTAGTAAATCATAACTATGCAGTACAGCATGGTGGTGATAAGTATGAATGTGCAGAATGTGGTGGTACTAATCACCGGTACAATAAGAAAGTAGTCACAGCTGCAGGAACAGTGCACCATTGGCTCCAATGTCGTGACTGTAAAAAGCATAACAAAGTAAATCACCTGGTGTTCACTAAGTATCAGGAGTATTTATACACCCGTAAGAAAAACATTTCGTAAGGTTATCCCCTTATAGCACCCATAAGGGCAGTAGTTTATCCCTTTTATTACCCATTATAATGTGATTATCACGTTATTACCTTTATTTTATGTGATTTTCACCACAATTCTACACTTATAATGTGAGTTCCTTATCTTAAATTTGTGGAAAATTAAATTTTTTTGTGCAAAATGTTTTGCAGTTATGAAACTTTTTATATCTTTGTCAGGTATTAACACTTAAAAATTATTTATGGAACAGTTTAACAGAGCCCTTGACTTTATCAAGACACACGAAAACAACGCAGAGGTACTTGCTTTATTCTTAGAGCAGCTGCTTGTTGAAACTACTGAGGAAATGACTCAGACAGCATTAGATAACACCGAAGATTTTTTAACCATCCTAAACGCTAACAGATGAAAAAAGAACTATTGAATGTAGTAGCAAGCTTTGCTGTGGTCGTGGGTACCATGGTAGCAATGTATAACGTTTTAATTTTTATGATATGCAAGTAACAATAGGAATAGAAGTAGCTTATTTTGACTATGATGATGTGCATGGTAACTGTGAGTTCAAAATAACTAACATAACCGATGAAAGCTATGAGGTGGAAATCACTAATGTGGTAGCTACTCAGGTGATTGGTGAGGTGGAGCTTGACTACATCCTAACTGATACAGAACTTGACCAACTAAACGAAGAGATTATTTGGTGCATCCAGGATACTGACATGGTAAGAGATATGCAGGACCCTATGAATTATTTTGATGAGGATGAGTGGAGGTATGATGCATAGAGATATATCCGAGATGGCTAGATGGTGGACCAAGCAGTCATTTGCAGGAGACAAGGGGGGCTCCTTTAATACCTCCCTTTATTTAGAATACCTTAAATGCAAAAACTCATGTACAGATTACTCTACTATTATGAATCAAGGCTCGCAGAGAGCTATGACTTCCCTACCAAAGCCTTGTGTCATTGGAAAGTCAACCAATTCAGGACAGCAGGAACTCATATTTACGGACACTTTGTAATTACCAAGATATGCGACAGGATAAAATACTAGAAATACTCTACCCATACATACCTGCTCAAGTACTTGGTGACTATCTTGGGTTGACTGTATCACAGGTGTACAATAGAACGTACAAAAGAGGTATAAAGAAAGACCCAAAGATAAAGAAAGAGATTAACCGGTCTTTGATATTGAACGCAGGTAAGCACACAAGGTATAAGAAAGGATCTAAATCATGGAATGAGGGCAAGAAATGTCCTAATTTACTCCTGACCAATGCAGCAAAGACCATGTTCAAGCCTGGTAATAAGCCTCACAACACCAAAGAGGACAATGCCATGAGCATACGCAAAGATACTAGCGGTAGATTGTACTACTACAGTAAGCTTGCAGATAGCAAATGGGTGCTAACTCATAGATTGATTTGGGAGCAGGCTAATGGACCCATCCCTGCTAAACACATTGTACGGTTTATTGATGGCAACACCATGAACTTACAGCTCAGCAACCTAGAGTGCATCCCAATGGGGGAGAATGCTACCCGTAACACAATCCACAGGTTCCCTGATGACCTTAAAAAATTAATCAGGCTTAAAGCAAAATTAAACAAACACATAAAAAACAAACAAAATGGCTAGAAATGGAATGAACGATCTACGTGATCACCTCTTTGCAGCACTCGAGAGATTAAATGATGATGAGCTAACACCTGAACAACTTGCTACTGAGGTAGAAAAGGCACAGGCAATATCTAACCTATCCAATTCTGTGATTAACAGTGCTAAGGCTGAGGTTGACTTTATGAAAGCTACCGGCATGATTGCCACTACAAGCAACCTGTTCAAAGGAGTTAATGACCCTAAAAGACTTGAAGCATGAAATACGTCAAATACTACAGAATGTGGCTTGAAGATACAGTAGAGCCTGAGGGTGGCACATGGTGCTACATGGGAGCAGATGAGAAAAACTTTCTTTATCAGTTAAACTTCCCTTATCAAGAGAATGACCAACCTGAGACCTTAGAGCAGTACCTGCAATGGGGCTATAGAATACAGGAGCTATGAACCAACACAAAATATACAGGGTGCTAAGGCTCCTGCAATTGCTACAGGAAAAGCCCAGGACAGTGATGGGGATGGCTAGGTACCTAGGCACAAGTGAACGCACAGCATACAGATACATTCAGCTGTTTATGAAGCTAGACCTGCAAGTAAAGAGAGATAAGTTTAATAAATACTTTATAGAGAAAACATGAGAGGAGAAATAGACGAAACAGTATTCGAGCTCACAAAGCTACAGAATGAGGATCTAATGAATTTAATCCTGGAATACCAACTAAACACCCCGAGCAGGATTGAGTCAGTGACATACAAGAGGTACTATCTGTACAATTTTATGTACAACTACCGGCACATGACATACAGCATGATAGGTAAGTTTTTCAACCGAGACCACAGCACAGTGATACATGGGATGAGAGAGCACAAGTATTGGTATGACAAAAAAGATGAAAGGTACATGAAGTACATCCATCCACTACCTGACCTTATTAAGCAAAAGCGTGACGATGTTAACATCTTTGATGTCAGTGTCATGCCAATGTGTGACGAAGAGGCAAGGGTCACAATCACCGGTAACTACCCTCCAAAGTTATTAACAAAATTCACAGATAAGATGACTACATCCGAGATTGTGTCTATATTTGAGGACCATAATTTTTTAAGGGTTAATATGGGGGAGGGGGTCTAGGCTCCCTCTTTTTTGTGACAGTGTGACGATGGGACGATACTCTTATATAGGGGTCTTAAAAAATAGAGCACTAAAATTTCTAGCGTTCTGGAAAATTTATCGTCTTATCGTCACGCTTTGCCTGAAACCCAATACCACACTAGTTTATAGCCGTGACGATAAAATAAAAACATCGTCACAAATTGTCTTTTATCGTCTTTTTTAATACTTTTACAATATGTTTAACCCTAAAATATCAGTCTTCCGAAGTTTGTTTAACAGCAAAGAGACACCTTTCACACTTGAGGCAATAGAAGTGTACAACAGAATAAAGCAAGGAAACCCTGAGCTGATTAGTAAGATAAAGAAACTCCGAGCAGGGGATACTGACAGCAAAATGCAGCTCAAGGCCATCATGTTTAATGGTATATTCTCTGAACGCAAAGATGATGGGCTGATTAAGCACTCAGGACTTTGTGTCCTGGACTTTGACAAGTACCCAGATGCTAAGACCATGGCAGCAGAACGCAAGAGGTTGATGGATTGCCCCTATGTGTACATGATGTTCACATCTCCTAGTGGAAATGGACTTAAGGTAGTTATACGTACACCTGAAAGCACTAAGTTTGAACACAAGCGGAGGTTTGAAGCCTACAAAGAGTACATTCAAAGTGATTATTTTGATGTAGCTAATAGCAATGTATCAAGGGTATGCTTTGAGTCATACGATCCTGAGGCATACCTCAATGAGTTCTGCGAGGTGTTCCAAGGTATCACCGATGACAAAGGATACCACAAGTCTGAGAAGATAGCAGTGCTACCCATTGCTAATGAGGACCGCATCATTGAGCTAATCATGAAGTTTAATCATGGGAAGTTTGAAGAGGGCAGGAACAATTGGACCTTTAAGGTGGCCTGTACCATGTGTGAGTATGGGGTGGATAAGTATGCTGCTAAAAACTACCTGCTACAATACGCACAGGAGGACTTTACAGCTAATGAAATTAACTACACCGTAGAGAATGCATACAAGAGTAGCAATTTTAACACAAAATACTTTGAAGATACCTACACCGTTAACAAGGTAAAGGTAAAACTAAAGGAGGGAGTAAAGGATGAGGACATCCAAAAGCAGTTAGGGGTGAGTGGTAGTATCATTGAGTCAGTAAAAGAGGAGGTTCAGAATAGTGACGATGTGTTTTGGCAGGCTGATGGTAAGAAAATTACTATCGTGCCGCATGACTATGCTATCTTTTTGCACAAGCATGGTTTTGCTAAGTACTATCCTGAACGCAGTAACAAGCCTACCTATGTGTACATTGAAGAGAACAAGGTATCTGAGAGCTCAGTGGAGTTAATCAAGGACTTTGTGCTTAAGTACTGCCTATCTAAGGGTGAACTTGATGTGTACAATCATTGTGCTAAGAATACACAGCTATTTACTGAGAGCCATCTCAATATGTTGGAGTCAATTGATATGCGTATCCTGCAGGACAGCCGGTACGTTAGTTACATCCCATTCAACAATGGAGTGGTGGAGGTCACAAAGGACAAGGTGGAGCTCTTGAGTTACATTGATATTGATGGGTACATTTGGAAAGAGCATATTATTAAAAGAAACTTTACCCGACTGCCATCTCATGATAACAATTTCCAAGATTTTGTACATAAGGTTTCAGCCCAGGATAGTGAACGGATTAAGGCAATGGAGTCAACGCTAGGATATTTAATCCACACATTCAAAGATAAGACTGACCAAAAGGCAATAATCTTCAATGACCAAGAGATTGATGATAACCCGAATGGAGGGAGTGGTAAGAGCTTGATGTTGACAGCCATCGGGAATATCCGCAAGATTATTAAGATAGATGGCAAGGCTTACAACCCATCTAAGAATGACTTTGTGTATCAGAGGGTCAACATGGACACTCAGGTGCTAGCATTTGATGATGTGAAAAAACACTTTGATTTTGAGCAGTTGTTTTCACTGATCACTGAGGGCATACCGGTCAACAGAAAGAACAAGGATGAGATTTACATCCCATTTGAACGTTCACCTAAGATTGTAATTACAACCAACTATGTAATTAGTGGAGCAGGTACATCACATGACCGCAGGAGACATGAGATAGAGTTCTTTCAGTACTTCAATAGTCAACGGAACCCACAGGATGAGTATGGTAAGCTCCTATTTGATGAGTGGTCAAAGGATGAATGGGCTCATTTTGATAACTACATGCTGAGTAACCTACAGATGTACTTGCAGAATGGATTGGTGAGGAGTATCTCTATCAATGCGGATGCTAAGAGGTTTATCCAGAACACCTGCAAAGAGTTCTATGACTTTGTGATGGATGGCAACATTGCCATTGATGTAAGACACTACAACAAGTCCTGTACTGAAGCATTCCAAGGTGATACAAATGGCTTCAAGGAACTTGACAGCAGGAAGTTTATTAAATGGGTGCAGGTGTATGCACTTTACAAGGGATACAAGTTCACTAAGAACAAGGACCATCATGGCAGATATTTTGAATTAACAAAAGAACAGGAATGATACAGATAACAAACGAGGATAACATGCAGCTAATGGCTAGGTATCCTGATAATTACTTTGACCTTGCGATAGTTGACCCGCCGTATGGGATTGATATTGAACAAAGGGTGTTCAAAGATGGTAAAAAATGGGATAGTGAAACACCTAAAAAAGAATACTTTGATGAATTGTTTCGTGTTTCAAAAAATCAAATTATTTGGGGGGGGAATTATTTTATTGAAAATCTTTACTCAACAAAATGCTTTTTAATTTGGGATAAAAAAATAACTCAAAAACACACTTTTTCAATGGCTGAATTTGCTTGGACTTCATTCAATACTAACTCAAAATGTTTTTACCAACCTCCTCCAGGTGATAGGGGTTTTTATACAATAGATGAAACACGAATTCACCCAACACAAAAAAGTATTGATTTATACAAATGGCAACTATCTTTATACGCAAAGCAAGGAGACAAAATACTTGACACTCACCTGGGCTCAGGCTCAATAGCAATAGCCTGCCATGACTATGGCTTTGAACTTACCGCCTGTGAACTTGATAAGGAGTACTTTGATAAGGCAATGGAGAGATTGAATAATCACATGGCACAGCAAAAACTATTTTAACCTATAAGATGAAAAAAGAATATAAAACGTTAATGCATGAGTTAAAAATTAAACGATATGCAGAGACCCATCCAAATTACCCCCCTAATTATATCCCAAAGACTATGTACAAAGACTCAACAGCAAACGGATTGACAAGAGCAATCTGCGACTACATTAATTACCATGGCTATCAGGCTGAACGCATCAATACCATGGGAACAGCAAGAGAAAAAAAGACCACAGCAGGCAAGGTCATTGGTGTGACCTGGACAAAAGGAACCTCTACTGCAGGGAGTGCCGATATATCTGCTACCATTAAAGGCCGTTCAGTTAAGATAGAGGTCAAGATTGGCAAGGATAGGCAGTCTGATGCACAGAAGAGGTATCAGGAGAACATTGAAAAGGCAGGAGGTACCTACTACATCGCAAAAAACTTTGATGATTTTGTAATTTTTTTTAATGACTTTGTATCTACGAATTAAATTCTTTGTATATTTGTTAAAATTAATACCTTAAAAAATGGCAACAGTTAGAAAAACCCCTGAAGCAGAACAGGCCAAAACAGCACTAAACATCTATCAAAAATTGCACTGTGCTAAGCAGTCAATGGGTAAGGTCATTAAGAATGCGACCAACCCACATTTCAAACGCAGTTACGCTGATATTAACAGCATCATTGAGACGGTTGAGCCTATCCTAATGGACTGCGGCCTAATTTTAATGCAGCCGGTTAAGGATGACAAGGTATATACTATCATCATTGATATTGAGAATGGGGATAGATTTGAGTCATACATGACATTGCCTCCAATTACGGATGCACAAAAGCTAGGTAGTGCAGTTACTTACTTCCGTAGATATACGCTAGTGAGTTTACTATCCCTGCAGGCAGTGGATGATGATGGTGAGACCGCAAGTAAAGCACCTAAGGCAAAACCTACATTAGATGGTGAAAGATGGGATAAGGCACTGGCAGCAGTTAAGAATGGTAAATTCACTCCTGAGCAGATTAAAGAGATGTACAACCTAACTAAAGAGCAGGAGGCACAGCTATGACAGCTATAGATAAAGCAAATGATTTATTGGTAAAAACAATGGCAAAATTTGGTCCAATAACTTTTGAACAAGCAAAGACAATTTCATTATTGATTGCTTCAGAAATGATAGATGAGTATGAGATTGTGCGAATTGACCCTGAAATGCGTTCTTTCTACTTAAAGTATTGGAAAAATGTTAAACAACATATAGAAAAATTATGAAATTTAGAGCATCATCATTAGGTAAATTAATGACCTCCTCCAGGACTAAGGGGGAGGCATTGAGTCAAACAGCTAAGAGCTACATTATTCAAAAGGCTAAAGAGGATTTCTTTGATTACAGGAGTGAGCTGAACAGCAAGTACATCACCAAAGGACTAGCACAGGAACAGGACAGTATTGACTTACTTAACCTAGTTAGGTTAGAGGATTACAAAAAGAATGAGGAAAGGGTAGAAAATGAGTGGTTATCCGGATGCTGTGATATTATCACTGATACATCCATCATAGATATCAAGACCTCATGGTCCTTAGATACGTTCCCTGCTACTACATACGAGCTAAAGGATTTATCCGATTATGAATGGCAAGGTCGTGCCTATATGTGGTTATATGATATGCCTAAATTTGAGCTGTGCTATGTCATGGTATCTACTGCACCTGAGCTATTGGGTGAGTATGAGAATGGAGCACTGCACTATGTGGAGCACATTGCACCTGAAAAGCGTATCACATCCATCACCTTTGAAAGAGATAAGGAAATTGAGATACAAATGGCTGAGAGGCTTATCTTAGCTACTGAATTTTACAACGAAGTATTAACCCAATTAAAAAACAAATGAAAGCAACACTTGAATTTAACCTACCTGATGATCAGGCAGAACACTACTGTGCCATCAAAGGCCAGGATATGTTTAACGTACTATGGGATCTCAAGGCAGAGCTCCGTAGTATGCTCAAGTATGGAGAGCTACCTGAACAACAGCATAAGATAGTGGAGCAGATACAGGGATATCTAATACATAGCCTGAATGATAATGACGTAAACCTAGACAAATGAGATACCCTATAATTTTTCTATCAGCTCTAATCATAGAGATTTGTAGCACTTTTTACATTAGATTTGTATCCGATGGCAATGCACCTGGTATGATATTTTTCGCTGCCATTGGTCCATTCCTTGGGCTCCCATTCCTTGGCTACATGATCGAGGCAACAAATTGGAGTGAGAGAGTGTTCAATGCAGTGGCACTGAGCTTTGGATACATAGTAGGAACAATAATCGTAATAACTTTAATCAAATGATAGTAGCATTAGCAATTTTAATAGCCCCTGCAATAGTGTGGGGATGGATAAGTACAATTAATTACATCAAATACATAAACCATGAGTAAATTCAAAGGAGAGGTGGTATTCATTACCCCAACAACGTCAGTATCTGACAAATTTAAGAAGAGAGAGGTCACTCTAAAAAGCCAGGATGAGTACCCTCAGTATGTCACGTTCCAATTAACACAGGACAAATGTGACCTAGCCAATAACCTGAAAGCAGGTGAGGTAGTGGAGGTAAGTTATAACCTACGGGGTCGTAGATGGGAGGCACAGGATGGCACCATCAAGTACTTTAACTCTATTGAAGCCTGGACCATGAGCCTTAGCTCCAAAACTGAACAGGCACCTATTGATAAACTAACCAAAGACTTAGACCTTGAGAGCAGTGACGATTTACCTTTCTGAGCAGCAGGAGCTGTCCGATTGGATGAGAAGAGAGATTAACGGAATGCTAGGCAAACGCTACAAGTTAACTCACTTATCTGAGGATATGAATGTCAACTATGCCAAGCTATACCGCTTCATGAGAGGAAAAAATGTAGGCACGGAGATTTATGATTCATTTTTTAGAGTATATTTGAGGCAATGGAACTCCTAACTCTGATACCTTTGGCATGGTGGTGGTGCAATTTCGAGCCACTCCAAGCAACCTTAACAAGGATATATATGTCCTTTAGACCAGGCACATGGGCCATACCCTTACTAGATGCATTGAGTTGCAGTAAGTGTGTGGCCTTTTGGCTTACATTGGCATGGCATCAGGACTTTATCCTAGCTTGTCAAGCAGCCTTGGGTGCCTATTTACTTGAATTATGTTTGAACAAACTGACATAGACCTAATAGACTCAATTGATAGTACTGCGGATGCTGTAAAGTATTCTAAGCATTCATGCGTTCAGCTCTATAAAATAAGGGTCAAATACGATGGACCACAGCCAAGGGAGTGCTTTTGTGCCTCTGTGAGGCGGAAAGTGTGGTATAAGGACTTCATGAATTGGTATGAAAAAAGTCTTAGACAGGTACATCAGTAACCACTTCGATGAGGTCAGGGCTTATACCCTGTACTTTCTCACCAAGATGGGGAGCAATATCGAGGCGGATACAGTTATCAATAACTCATACCTGCATGTGCTAACCATCAATGAAGATGCTGAGAGTGAAGACCAGGTGAAGAGCTATCTGCTCAACACCATCAAGTATCAAATCCTATGGAACACGTCACTGAGCCACAAGGATGATAGGGTGAATTCAATGGAGTATGAAGATAAAGATGAGGTAGATGATGAGCAGGATCTACATGCTAAGATATTGGAGGATAAAATCTACTCTACACACAAAGGGATGATTGAAATCTATCGCAGTGAGATATCTGACCACGTTCACAGGATAGTATTTGAGGCATACATTGATAAGGGATACACCACAGCTCGAGCAATGGCTAAGTACTTTGATATTCCTGTTACCTCAGCACATTACCTGATTAAAGAAATTAAACAAAATTTACGCAAATTACAATATAGGTATGAGACTATCTCAAATAATTAGTATCTTGGCTACATTCACTGCCTTGACCGGTGCATTCTTTCTAGTTAGAGAGAATACCACAATGGCAATGAGAGCCTTTGGGCTATGGATAGTGCTATATTACGCATGGTTATTTACACAAGAATACGAATATGACAAAGAAAGTAAAGAGTGAGTATCTAGGCCAGTACATGGTCCGATACAATCCGTTGGGGTTTGAAACTCCATTCACGGTAACAGAAGAAACAGCTGAACAGGCAGAGTATTTAACATCGGTAGGTTTTGGCTATCTCTTTGAAGATGCAGAGCCAAAAGCTAAAAAGTACAAAGCAGTAGAGAACGAGGGTAATGAGGCCTAAACACATCGAGACCCCCGAGGCAATGTGGGATCTATTTGAAGCCTACAAGAGATGGTGCAAGGAAAACCCTAGGTACTCCTATTCCCTATCCACTAAGACGGGTGAAGCTACAGCAGTTCCATTAGAGAGACCGCTTACTCAAGTGGGATTCAGGACTTTTGCAGCAGATAAGGGGCAAACAGTGAATGATTATTTCTGCAACAAGGATGGTCGATATTCTGAGTATGCCACAATCTGCTCACGCATAGAGGAGGCAATCCGCATGGACCAAATCGAGGGAGGTATGACAGGGCAGTACAATGCATCCATTACTCAACGACTCAACAACCTAACTGAACGGGTTGACACTACAACCAAGGGTGAGAAGATAGACAGCATCAAGGTGACCATAGTCCGACCGGATGCAGATTGATTTCATGTGTGCAGTGGTGGAGGACTACATCTACAAAATGAAAGGAGTCCAGGTTAGGATAGATAGGAGGGCAGTAGCAAGTGATGGCAGGCAGATGGCTATGTTAATGAATGCATATCAGATAGCTAATGGAGATAAAGAGCACAGTAATATTTGAGAAAAACTATGAGGCACTAAATGACCCTGCTCTTAGGTTTGTAATTAACGAGGGTGGCTCCCGTTCCTCCAAAACCTACAGCCTTTGTCAGTTAGTTATCATATACTGCCTGCAGAACAACAACAAGGTAGTATCTATCATTAGAAAGACGTTCCCTGCTTTGAGGGCTACAGTGCTCAGGGACTTCATTGAGATACTCAAGGAGCTCAACATCTATTCAGTGGAGGACCACAACAAGAGTGAGCACATCTACACGTTTCCTAATGGGTCCATTGTGGAATTCTTTAGTGTGGATGATGAGCAAAAGATAAGAGGTAGGAAGAGAGACATAGCATGGTGCAATGAAGCCAATGAGCTGTACTTTGATGACTTCACTCAGCTCAACATGAGAACAGAGTCCAAGCTTATCTTTGACTACAACCCCAGTGAGAGTACCTCATGGCTGTATGAGCTACCACAGGAAGAGAGTGTACTCATCAAGTCAACCTACAAAGACAACCCATTCCTACCTCAAAGCATTAGGTCACAGATTGAGGACCTGAAGAGAACGGATGAAGCCCTGTATCAAATCTATGCCTTGGGTGAGAAAGCTATCAGCAAGAGTAACATCTATAGCAATTGGACTTTCATACCACACCGCCCTGCTAGGTTCGTGAACTATGTGTATGGTCTTGACTTTGGATACAATCACCCTACTGCACTCATGCGTGTCTATTGGTGTGACAATGACATCTACATTGAGCCCGTGATATATGAGAGCTACCTGACTACTCCAATGCTCATAGACAAGATGCAAAGCTTCAACGTTGAAAAGACTGTGACCATTGTTGCAGACTATGCACGGCCTGAGATTATTGCCGAGCTGAACAATGCAGGCTATGACGTGCAGAACGCAAACAAGGTAGTTAAGAAAGGTATCGACAACATCAAGACCTTTGGTGTGCTATGCCAAGATGATAAGGCCATCCGCAAAGAGTATGAAAATTACAAGTGGAAGAAAGTAGGTGACATGATCACTGACGAGCCGGTCAAGATGTGGGATGATGCAATGGATGCAATCAGGTATGCCACTACTCACATCCGACAGGAGTACTATACGGATGACTCTTACTACGCATTTTAGAAACACTTTACCTGCTTAGAATAATATAGGTATGGCAATGTTCACTATAGCTGTACCACAGGTGTTAACTCCTGCGTACAACCCGATTAAGTTTTTCTTTGCGAGTACAAACTCAGGCTTTGCAGGTTTCAAGTATATCTTTGATATCTATGAGAGTGGTACCACTAATCAAATAGCAGAGTATAGAGTGCTACCTAATGCGAGTACATTCTATGGTGAGATTGACCTAAGCAAGCTACTACAATCTAAGGTAAGCTTTGACTTGTTCCCATACAACACCACAGTATACGATGCACCTAACAGCCATTACAAGTATGATGTCAAGGTAGGTGAGGAGTACCTAACCGTAGTTCAGTACTTTGCATCCGTAACTAACAACGGAGGGAACGTACAGATAAATGTAGCCAACACATTTGTGGTAGGTGATCAGATAGTCATAGCTCAATCAGATGGTGGGGTAGCTAACCCTAATCTTGAGGGATTGTTCACTGTGCTATCAGTTGGTGTAGGTTACTTGGTAGTGAATAGCCCTTGGTCATTGGTAACCAATGCAGCAATCAATGGTGATATCACCTATGCTGATGGTAGAAAGACTGTGACTAGGAACATACTAATCAAGGCAAATAACTTTGTATTCAATGGTGCACTACCTTGGACTCAATGGCCTTACTACTTATTCAGTAACTACTACCTAACGAGTCCATCAGATAGCTTCCTAACATCATGCCCTACTAGAGAATTTTATTGCACCTTATCTCAAGACCTTTGGATGAACGCAGTGTATGGTGGACCAGGACCAGGTACTCACAAGATTATTTTCACCAATGATGGTGGTGAGATGTTTGAAAAGAATGTCTCTGCCACTGACCACGTAACAGGTAACGCAGTAGGTCCTAACAACTCAGGACCATTGACTGCTATCTCAGGTACACTGCCATTGATTAAGTCTACCACTGATTACTATGAGTATTACTATGAGCACAATGGTAACCAAGTTACACAGCCATACAAAGTAAACATAGATCGCAGAGTTAGGATGCAGGAGTACAGCATCATATTCCTAGACCGTTATGGTTCATGGGGTAGCTTTGCATTCACAGGTAGAGCATACGAAAGAGGCACAGTACAGCGTGAGCAATACAATCAGGATGTAGCAGGATACATTGACGCAGGGTCATGGAACTACAACCTAACAGATAGAGGATACATCAACAGCTATGTGAGTGTAGATAACACCATTGACCTCAATACCGATTGGATGACTGAGGACATGGCAACCTACTTCACTGAACTAATCAGCTCACCATACACATACTTCAAGATAAGCAACTACGATGAGAGCTGTGATATACCGGCAAGCACTGAGTATGTGAGCTGCAATATAGTTACCTCATCATTTGAGAAATACAAGCAACGGAATAAGAACTTAATCAAGCAAAGCATTACAATCAAGCTAGCTAATAACGACATGGTCAATGGTTAGGATACAACTAGCAACAGGATACCTTGATGTTAAGGAGGGGACTTCATTCCCTTTGAACTTTCAGGTAGGAGATATCAGAGATATTAGTCAAAGGAAAGGTAACTTCTCTAAGACCATTGTATTGGTGGGTAGCAAGAACAACAACGACCTGCTCAACCACTACTATGATGTTAACATTATAGCCGGTACCTTTGACATCAATGCAGTGACTACCTGCTCAGTTATCCAGGATGGAATACCGGTCATGGAGGATGCAAGCCTACAACTCACAGCTGTTAAAAAGGTGCAGCTCACAGATGGGTATGAGGAGCATGTAGAGTATGAGGTATTGGTCAAGGAAAGCAAAGCCGATTTCTTTACAGCCATTAATAACAAAGAGCTAACAGATATAGACTTCAGCGACCTCAACCACACATACGATGCATTCAATGTAGTCAACAGATTTACCAACACTGTGGTGGATGGCTTCAAGTACTTCCTCCCTGGTAGTGGTGATGTGTTCTACACTACTCAAGAATTTAAGCCTGCTATCTTTGCCAAGACTTATTTAGATCGCATCTTTGCTGACTCAGGGTTTACATATAATTGGGCTAGCCTAAGTGCTACTAAGTTTGACAAGCTCATCATTCCATACAACGGAGGCATTGATAACTTTGATTATTTAGACTATGTGGTGCGAGCAGAGAAGACTACACCTAGTACGGTGGTATCACCTCTATCAGTTACTCCTACCACAGGTACCTATACATTCACAGGACTAACTGAGATAGAGGACCCTCAGAATATCTTTGACCCGGTAACAGGTGTGTATACTACACCATTCAATATCAGTTCAGCCAATGCTCAGTACTATGAGATAAAGATATTGGTTAACTTTAGTCTTGACATCATTTGTCCTGTAGCCAATATATCAGTAGGTACACCTACATTCTACCTGAACTTTTTTAATGCACCATACAACGTAAACTCAGCTTCACCTTTTTACAATGGACCGGGTGCACCTGGAGCAGGTACTACCAACATAACTACGGACACATTAATAGTAACCATACAGGCTAGTGACCCCAACATACTACCACAGCTCACTGCATTGACTAGCAATGTACAGGCTATCTTTAACACTGCAGGAGGTTACTATATCTTACCGTATCAATTAAGCCTAACCATTAACTCGGCAGATATAACAATCACCCCGAGCAGTAACATTGTGGCCATTGGTGGTACCATTGATGTGAATGACTACGTGCCTAAAAAGATAAAGCAGAATGAATTTGTTAAGGCTATATTTAACATGTTCAACTTGTACGCTGAGGTAGATAAGTCACAGCCTAATCAGCTCAACCTCATCCATAGGGATGACTACTACGATGCAGGTAAAGAGGTAGACTGGACATACAAGCTAGCCAAGGATAAAGAGCAGTCATTGTCATTCCTACCTGAACTGACTAGCAAGAAAGTAATACTCACATACAAGGCAGATAAGGATGATCCTAATACGATCTACACCAATGCCACTAATCAAATCTACGGACAATCAGAGGTTATCTTTGACAATGAGTATGTAAAGGATGTAACTACTAAGGATGTATTGTTTAGCCCTACACCAATCATTGATACAGTCTTTGGTGCATACGTTCCAATGTTAGCAGGTGCACAGCCTGATACTAACATCCGTATTTTGTATGACTCAACAGCAGAGGTAGGACTCACCACATGCCAAGGGTTTAACATCTTTGACTATGGCACAACGGGTATGACCAACGTCACAAGCTACCCGTATGTAGGTCACTTTGATGACCCACTCAACCCTACTTGGGATTTGAATTTTGCGACTTGTGCATACTACTACTACATGCCAAGTACCTTAACGCAGAACAATCTCTACAACAGGTACTGGAGACGTACCATGGGGCAGATAAACAACGGTAAGATGTTGACTGCATTCTTTAATCTTAAAGAGTCTGACATCCAACCATTGGAGCTCAATGATAAGATACGCATTGATAACTCATGGTGGAACATTAACAAGGTCATAGATTACAATGCCAATGGCAATCAGCTCACACAGGTAGAACTTATCAGCATAGACAATGAGGTGAACTTGATGCCCTTTGCTCTTGGCTCCCCATCACCAGGTGTAGGTACAGGTAGTGTGGGTCCCATAACTCAAGTGGCCAATGATACGATCATTAAGACTAAGACTGCCAACAGCAACATCATACCTAACAGTACATCGGGATTAGTCACAGGAAAGGGTAACAATGTTAACCCTGGGCTCAAGGTAGTAGTGGTGGCAGATGATGCTACGATAGAAGAGGATGGTATCTACACTGATAACTTGAGAGTGTATGGTACAATCAATGGCATACCTGTTGACCCTCCATACTTTAGCTATGTTGCACTACTTAATCAAAGCGGAACAGCTAACCCAACAGTTGACGTGAAAGAGTCTAGCTTTGGAGACATAGTATGGACTCGAGTTGGTGCAGGAGATTACCTAGGCACTATACAAAATTATGACATAGGTACTATCCTACCGAGTGAGATAGTAGTAATGGTAAGCAACACTATTTTTGACTGCCTTATCTCAGCACTATACAATGTGACCAACAATACAATAGTTATTAACACCACTCAAATAGGTGTAGGCTTAGCAGATAACTTGCTATTTTACACACCCATTGAAATAAGATATTACAAGCCATAACATGAATGAAGTTGAAATACCATTAAAGCTCGGCGGCATTGGTGCCATCAAGGCAGAATTAAAATCATTAAAGGGTGCCATTGCTGAGGCAACTGACCCTGAAGATATTGCCAGGTTATCACAGCGAGCAGGGGAACTTAAGGACCAACTAGCAGATGCCAATGAGGCAGTGAACACCTTTGCTACAGGATCCAAGTTTGAGCAGGTAAGCAATGGGTTAGGTGGTATCAAAGATAGTTTGATGAGCCTTGACTTTGATGAGGCTGCACAAAAGTCTAAAGTGTTTGCTAAGAGTTTAGGGAACATCGACCCCAAGGCTATTGGTGGTGCATTCAAATCACTGACATCCGTTATCACAACTGTTGGTGGTGCATTCGTTTCTCTAGGTGCTACCATCCTAGCTAACCCAATCTTTTTATTAGTAGCTGTGATTGTTGCTATTGTTGCTGCCATCCTGATATTCCTCCACAAGATAGGGGTGCTACAAAAAGTACTTGACTTTTTAATGATACCTATCAATGCATTGATTGAGGGTCTCAAAGCATTAGGTGATTACCTAGGGTTGACTAGCTTTGCAGCAGATGAGAATGCAGAGAAGATGGCTAAGGCTAATGAGAAAACAGCAGAGAGTTCTAAGAAAAGAGCTGATACAATCTCTGAAAGCTACGACCAAGAGATTGCCATGGCTAAGATTGCAGGCAAGGATACCACACAGCTAGAGTTAGATAAGTCAAGAGCACTAGAGAAAGAGTCTATCAAGAGAAAGGCTGCAGCCAAGAAAGCACTTGAGGCAATGAGGCACCAAGAGGGTGAAGAGGCAACTAAGAAAAGAGCTGAATTAAGAAAGCAGATTGAGGAAGAAAATAAAATCATTCGAGGTGGTGTCAATGACCGCAAGAGAATTAAGGCTCAAGAGTTAGCGGATGAGAAAGAGGCTGAAAAGAAAGCAGGAGATGAGGCAGCAGCTGCAGCAGAAAAGGCTAGGGAGAAAGCTAAGCAGAATGCTAAGAATAGACTTGACAATGCAAGGACTCTAAGAGACTTTGAACTATCACAGATTAAGGATGCCAATGCAAGAGAGGTAGCTATCGTAAATGAGAAGTATGCCAGGTTAATGAATGACCTTAAGAATGATGCTAACAAAACAGCAGAAGAGAAAGCTAAGTTCAATGCTATGTATCTAACGCAACAGCAACAGGAACTTGATAAACTTGCAGCAGATAAGACTAAGACTGAACAGGACAACTTAAAGAAAGGCAATGACATCATAGCTGATTTACAGCTCCAACTAATGGAGGAGGGAACGGAGAAAGAGTTAGCCATGACTAAGGCTAAGTATGACAAGCTAAGAGCTCAGACCTTGGCAGATACCACGCTAACGGAGGAGCAAAAGAAAACGTTGACTCAACTATACAACGATCAGGAGGAGGCAGAAAATCAGAAGCGTGCAGATGCTAAGTTGAAGCAACAGCAAACCCTTGCTAAGACTTTGGCAGATAGCGAACTCACTGAGGACCAAAAGAAACTGCAAGCCCTTAAGACTAAGTATGAAGAGGAGTTAAAACTAGCGGAGGGTAATGAGATACTTAAGGCAGCACTTAAGGCTAAGTATGAAACCGATGAAACCAAAATAGTAGAGGATGCAGCCAAAGCTAAAATTGAAGCGGCACAAAAAGAAAGGGATGCAAGACTACAACTTGCTGCAGATATTGCCAATGGTATTCAGACAGTAGGTGCTGCATTCATCAAGGACCAAAAGAAACTTGAGAAATTCAACAAGAGTATGGCATTGGTGCAGATAGGTATTGATACAGGTAAGGCCATCTCATCCCTCGTTGCTGCATCAAATGCCAACTCATTGAATGGTGTAACTGCAGGTGCTGCAGGTGTAGCTCAGTTTGCTACCGGTATTATACAGATTGCTACCAACATTGCAAAAGCTAAGCAGATACTTACTTCAGGTGGTACTCCTACCTCAGGTGGTGGTGGTGGTGGTGGTACAGGTGGTGGTGGTGAGAGTGCCAACGTAGCACAATCAGTACCACAAGCGGCACAGCTCTTTGGCTCAGCTAATGCTGGGGGTACAATGAGTGCAGGAGGTACTACCAATGAAAGCTCCATGACCGTTACCGCTGTAGTATCTGAGACCCAAGTAACCAACGTACAAAATAAGATAAACAAGATTAACAAAAACGCTGAACTATAATGAACTCACTACAAGCAATCATTGACCACATCGAGCTGTTCTATACTAACCATTTGCAGGTTAAGAAAGTAGGCAGTGACTTCAAGGAACAGCTATACAACTTCGCTACTAAGGATGAGAAATATCCTATTGTTTTTGTGGTGCCTGTTAGTGTTATCCCTACTGAGAATACAAGCGAGTTTAACTTTGACATCTATTGCTTTGACATCATCCAAAAAGATAGGGCTAACATCATTACAATCCTTAGTGATACACAGCAGATATTGAATGACCTGTATGTTTACTACATGGATGGTACTGACTATGCCTTTGACGTGGTGGGGGTGCCATCATTCCAGGCATTGAACAACGATCTACTTGACTACGCTGCAGGATATGTTATGAACATTACACTAACCGTCAATGATTGGACTGACTGTGCTGTTCCTCTATCAGGTAATTAAACATTTCAGGAGGTTAAAATAATATAGGTATGAGTGCACCAAATTGGTGGGGTGATTGGAGACCAACCCTCACACCTCACACAGGAGATTTACAGCCTACTGATTTACTAGAATGTACCATGATAGTGGGTGGCTTGCCTGTGAACACAGTTATCACCGGTCAACAAATCATTGATGGAGCAGGTGGTGGCGGTGGTGGTGCAGTAGGTTACTATGCACAATACCAGGATGACATCACACAGCCATTAGTTGCTGTTAATGTAGGTCAACCTACTAAGTTCAGAACAATGGACTACAGCAATGGGGTAACTGTAGTGAGTGACACTGAAATAACCATAGCTAACACAGGGATATACAATCTTCAATTCTCTTTTCAATATCAAAACATAGATGTCAAGACTCATGATGTAACTATATGGTTAAGAAAGAATGGTGTTGACGTAGATGGTAGTGCAGGCTTTGTCGCTGTAGTATCATCTCATGGTGGTGGTCCTGGTCATGTGATAACATCATGGAACTACATACTCGATGCAGTAGGTGGTGATTACTACGAGCTGTATTGGAGTGCAACTAGCTTGGATGTTACCATGGAGTTCTATCCTGCAGGAAGCCCTCCTCCTGCAACAGCATCAGCTATCTTTACCGTAACTCAACAAGCAGGTATCATAGCAGGAACAGGCATGACTGCATTGAATGGATTGAGTGCGGATGTGCAGACCATTAGCACAGGCACTACAGGTACTGACTTCAACGTGGTATCTAGCGGTAGCAATCATGCATTCAATATACCCACAGCATCCGCTACCAACAGGGGTGCATTGAGCAGTGCTAATTGGAGTACATTCAACGCTAAGCAGGATGCATTGGTATCAGGTACCAACATCAAAACGGTGAACAACAACTCACTGCTAGGTAGTGGGAATTTAACCATCGGCCCCAGGCTAATGGGATATAGTGGAATACTAGGCACCCCTACTACAGGTAACGCAATTACTATATGTCACTCATTACTCATCCCTGCCAATACATTAAACAGCAACAATATCCTGCAGGTAGTATTTAGGATGTACCGACAATCAGGCAATGTAGGGCAGATGTATGGACGTATCTACTTCAACACTACCAACAGCTTAACAGGTGCCACATTAATTAGTGGTATATTTAGTTTCAATGCTGGGCAGTTCATACTTTACTGCGAGCGTAACTATAGCTATGATGGCACAAGTCTTAGGGCAACAGGAGGAAATACAATTGAATATAATCCAGGTACCACTATACAAACCACTGCATTCAATAGAACAGTTAACCAATATATATTATTTACTATGCAATGTCAAAACATTGCCGATGTAGCTAACATAGATATGTATAAAGTATTTGCGTATGTTTAATCACAATGGAATAGATTACACAATCACAGGCCCTATTGAGGTGGTTAGTGATACTCAGCTTCATGTTGAAACGGATAAGGGTATTATTCTAATAGATGATACAATGGATATATATAAAGAATTAATCAATGGCTAGATACGCAAACACAGGAGAGTTTAACATCCTATATCCTACACGTAGGAAGATGGCTACCATCCTCAAGAGAATAATTAGAAACGAGGTAGTAGATGGTGAGGGTACACTTGTAGAAAGTGTGCGTATCAATGCCAAGGTAACAGGCTTTCAAAAACTTGAGATACAAATTGTGGCCATGTACTATTTTATCTTCCTGAATAATGGGGTGCCACAAACAGCTAATGCCTATGGGCCGAATGGTGGCTCAATTGCTCCTAGAGATTTCGTTGCACAATTTACAGATGCAATGATGGAGGCTGGACTTGTTGCTGAAATATATCGACAGTACACTGAATGGATTACAAAAAAGTATCCATTGGTCCAAGCAGTTGAGGTGCTTGAAAGACAGTACAAACTTGTGTACACATTTGAAGCTCTTGACCCTCCTGCAGGATTTCAGCAGGGCTTCCCATTAGATGTCTAACTCTTTCTTCATAGACAAAACATTGAACACATAGATGAGTGGTAGGGCACCAACCTTATCACTCTTTGTTATATCCCCATTGGTCAACCCGTAGATGGTTTGCTCCCATGACCACTTAGCTTGAGCCTGTTCTTTCTCAATTTCTTTGATTTCTTCAGGGTCCATCTCCCTGCGTTCCTCATCACTAAGGTCCTCATCAAGGTCACCACTAAATAAGTTCTCATACTTTTTAAGAAAGTCCTCCCTGTACTTCATGAACTCATGCACAATACCATACACATCGGTGATTGGTAGGTCATGAAATTTCTCTGCTCTAATGTTGCAGTCAAACTCATAGGGCTCAAGGACCTCATCACCCCATTCATTTACCTTGCTGTGCCGGTAGCAGATAGCACATACCTTGTCAAGATTGGTTATGTAGTTATCACTAAAGAAATAGTCCAGGTCAATGTACTCATACAGGGTTAGCTTGTTGAATGGTTTGAACTTCATGCCAAGCAGTTCATGCTTATATCTTTTGGATGGCTCGGATGTACACCACTTGGCCTCTGCTACAAGTTCTGCCAACTCATCCACATCCATATCCTCAATGACCTCAATGGGCTCATCTGATAAAATAGAGAGAGCCTCACTGTTGTAGTGGTAGGCTCCCTGTTCTCTATCTATGCCACTAAATTCAATGAACTGCTCAAGCGTTACTTGGCTCCAATTCTGCGGTAGCTTGATCATTGGCTTGCTGTCCTATTTTTTGTGCTATGAACATAACGTAAGGAATGGATATAGCTGCATTCAGTTTTCTAATGAGCTTTGCTTTCTGCTTGATGTGTGCATCTGTGTAGTGTTCAGTGGGTGTAAGGTCCTCCCGTTTGAACATGACTGCTAACATCTCGGAGATATATCCTTTCTCTTTTTTGAGTGTTATCTTTTCAATCAATTTAGTATCCCGTACAGTTAACTTTAATTGTGCCTTGTAGATGTATCCATCAATCTCAAGCTCTTCTACTGTTGGATATTCTTTGCGTTCTGCAGAGTTAAATTCTTTGACCATCCCCACAAAATCAGCAACGTCATAGTCCCAAAACTCACTTTCAGGAATGCCTAGGTATGCAAACACTTGGAGGTGCTTATCAATAGGGTCAAGTTCCTGATTGTTATTGATATCAGTGATGGCTTCGAACTGCTCAATGGTTAGCTCTTCAAGTTGGTTGGGAATTTCCCTGTTTAATATAGTTATCATGTTTTAATTTTTGAACAAATATAGAGTTTTTTTAATATAGGTAGATGGCAAAAAAGAATATCCCTACCTATCAAATCACTATCGACCCAGCATACGCTGAAAATGGTGAGGACCTTGGCATTGAGCAAATAGCTTTTACAGCTACACCTGCAATCAAAGTTAAGGGGATGGCATTCAGTTCTCAAGCTAAACCTTTATTTTTCTCAGATGAGTTAAAGTACCGTATCACTGCACCTGCTTTGATACCTATGGAGATTTACCGCTTTGATGAGGATAGCAAAGAGGAGTACAATGTCAAGTTTACTAAGGAAGAGATTGAGCTAATCCATGGCAAGTTCATGAAGCAGATGGTCAACCGAGATTTATTCAATCTTGAGCACGATCAATCTAAGACAGTTCCTGCCTATGTCCTTGAGGCATGGATAGTAGATACTCCAATGGAGGACAAAGCCTATTCATCATTTGGTATTGAGGTACCGGAGGGCACATTGATGGTAACGGCCCAGGTAACAGATAAAGAGTACTATGCAGAACTAGTTAGCCAAGAGCAGATTGGTTTCAGCATAGAGGGATACCTTGGGATGAAGCTTAAAGAGCAACAAACAAACAATATACAAATGAACAAATTACCTGATGGAGAGCATCTAATCGAGGGTAAAATCTATGTCGTAGTTGACGGAGAGGTTACTGAGATACGTGATGCTGAAGTAGTGGAGGCCTCTGAAGAGGTAGCCCTAGAAGATACTGTCGTAGAAGAGACAGTAACAGCAGAAATTCCTGCAGAGGAAGAGACAATGGCGGTTGACCCTGTAGTTGATGCAGAGGCAATCCTTGCTATTGTTAAGCCTGTAATGGATGAGCAAATGAATGCTTTACTTGCTATGATAGCTGACCTTAAGAACCAATTAGAGGAAGTTCTATCTGCTGAGGTAGAGGATGAGGTGGTGAGTGAGGCTGTGGCCATGAGTGCACAGCAACGTTTTTCTAGTGTAAACAAATTTATAAACAAATAAAACCATGCGTAAATTAAAATTCGACTTACAAATCGACCCAACTGCTTTATTGGCAGCAAACCCTGAGGCATTCTATTCTCAAGCCTACTTGAGTGAAGATACTGCTGACAACTACAGAACTTTGCCAGGTGTAAAGTACAAGACTAAATTAGCAACTGTTACTTTCGGTAACATCTTACAACCATCTAGCTGTTCTTTCTCAGCTCCTAATGATGATTTAGATGCGAAAGAGATTGACGTTTGTGCATTGTCTGCAATGGCTCAAATCTGTCAGTTTGACTTAGAGCAATCTTTCTTATCTCTTCAAATGAGCCAAGGATCTAACGGAGATTTCTCTGTTGCATCTTTCATGTCTTTCTATTGGGGTGAGATGGCTAACAAAATCAATGGTAACATCGAGTTAATCCGTTGGCAAGGTGACACTGCTTCATTAAACCCTACACTCGCTTTGTGTGATGGTTATGAAAAAGTATTAGGTCTTGATGTAAACGTTATCAATCCTGCTACTGCTCCTGCAATCGCTAACTTTGCTGCATTAGAGGCTGCTTTATCTGCTGCTTTATCTGCACTTCCTGCTACTATTGCTACTCGTACATCTGACTTGCGTATCTTTATGCCTACTCAGTTAGTTAATATGTACCGATTAGGAGTAGCTTCAGGTAACACTCAAGCATACATCACTCAAGATTTATCTTTGACTTACTTAGGTATCAAAATAGTTATCTGCCCGGGAATGAGCAATAACAAATTTGTTATCACTTTGAAAGACAACCTTATCTACGCATTCGATGCTGAGGGTGATAGCTCTGATTTACGTGCTGTTAACTTAGCTGATACTGTTGCTGAGCCTTACATCAGAACTCGTGCTAACATGAAAGTTGGTTTCAACTTCGTGAACCCATCTGATATCTATTTCTACAATTAATAAATAACCATGAGCCCTCTACCAAGGGGGCTCTTTAATACTTATAACCATGGCTTGTCAAGCATTAGAAACTATAGCAAAATCATGTCTAAACAACAGTGGAGGTATTTATGGTATTTGGATTAACCAACAAGATGAGGTTCTTTCTATTGTTCCTGCAGACCCATCAGCGGGTGCGGGTTGGACAATAACAGCAATCAATCTTCAGGCTACTCCTGTATTGTTTGAAAACTTCTACGTTAGACGTAACACATCAAACTACACAGAGGACTCAACCATTGACTTAGTGAATGGTAGCTCTTTTGTAACTCAGACTGTTAACCTAGTATTCCATAGACGTGAGGCTGCAAAGTCCCGTGCTATCAAAATCCTAGGCTCAGGACAGCAATACTTAGCCGCTATCATCCTTGATGCAAACGGTTTATATTGGTACTTCCCTTACTTGCAGGTATCTGCAACTGCTGAGGGTTCTGGAACAGCTCGTGCGGATGGTTCTAAATACGCAGTTACTTTGGTAGCTGAGAATGAGTACCTTGCATACGAGATTACTGAAGCTGCTGCATTAGCAGTACTTGCTCCTTAATATCCTGCCTCTCTATATTGAAGCCCTGCCACATGGTGGGGCTTTTTTTATGAACATTTGACAAACCTAAATTAATATAGGTGTGATATACTTAGATCAAGGTGTTATTAATCAATTTGTACTTACCCTATCAGAGGTAACTACGGTTAGTACACCGCATTATTTGTTTGTATTCACCAATGAAATGAATACCACAAGCACACCACAGCTCTTCACATCTGCTGATACGAGTGCTTACCCTGAAAGATACAACCTGTTTACTCTAGATGAGCCTACAGATATTGCACTCTTGAAAGGTCAGTACGTTTACCAGGTATATGAGAGCTCAACTGCATTTGTTTTGCCCCTTACAATAGCACAAACTACAGGAGTAGTTATTGAAGAGGGTAGAATGGTAGTAAGTGGTCCTGCAGGTACATCAATATATGACTAACTATGGCTTGGTACGAAAGACTATTTAACAGCAAACCAAAAGGCCCCGAAATGGTGGAGGGGTATCAATCATTTAGCACCCCATTCCTCCCGGTAGGAAGAGGCAACTTGACACTGCCATACATCAATGGTAGATACGTTCAGGAATCATGGGTCCGATTTGGGGAGGGCAACCTTTATCCTGAAATGCTTAATCAAATGTACTACAGCTCGCCGCTTCATGGTGCAATTGTGGACTTTAAG